GTCATATAAAGTTTATCTACATATTCCTTGATATATGTTATATTTACTGGTAGTTGCCACAAATACCACTCATACTCTGTTCCTGTTACTCCTGAAAACAATTGTCTATAATCGCCTAAAAACATTACATTATCAATAGAAACTACTAAATATCCGTTATACTCTGCTATATTTAAAAACTCATAATTACTCATATTGATTAGTTTTGAATCAATTAAAGAGCTTTTATGAGTTATACTTTGTTCATAAGCTACATTACCACTTATTCCCTCTAGTCCGTTCTTTGAGAAGAAGAGGATATTATCTTTGTAATTTATTGCCTTTGAGAAACAGCCTACTGATACATTTCCTTGACTTGTTGGGTATATTCTTCCATAGTCTGTATCAAGTGTTGGTCGCATATAAAAAATTGTGTCTTTTGTTTGTGAATCTCTTTTTAATACCCACAATGTATTATTACCTACTACCAAAGACTTAATTGGGTTTTCCTCTGTTCCACACTCATAATAATTTAAGTCTGGCACATACTCGGCATTATTCAAGTTAGAGTGAAATACTTCGTTTGTATAGTCATCATTTCCACTAAAGAAAACTCTATTGTCAAATACCTTTGCGATGGTACATTGTTTTATTCTATTTGCATAACCACTCACTGCTTTACTAAATTCGATTACTACATTGTCTTGACCTCTGACACTTGGTGCAGAAGGTGCTGAATTGAAAGCTATCTTACCTGTTGCTACTGTTACTGTATAATCAGTAGAGGAAACTTCTGTATCGTTTACCCATACTTTTGTTACTGAATCTATTGCTGTTGCATCTAAATAGTAGTCTGTTGATGTTCCATCTCCTACAAAAGAGTTCTTTCTTTTAGCTTGTAGTAAGTTTATTGGTTGATAAATTTCTCCTCCGTCCTGATGGACTTCTTCCGATAGTTGTTGTTGGTACAAAAGCTATATTTGTTACATCTTCTAAAGTTGTTCCGTCATATTTGAAATAATTTGTTCCGTCCATTATGTATATAGCTTCGCCAAAGTAAAACATTATTGATTTATTTTCTGCCATGTTAGAATAAAGTGTTGTTGAAGTTGTTACCTCTGTTGGAAAACCAGTCCATTTAATTAAGTTCTTGCCTATATGTACAATAGCTGTATCACTAGCCCATATATACATTGAATAAATCTCATCTTGCCCTAAAGTTACTAACTTCTTAAATCCTGGTCTTGTTTGTATTATGTTTGACTGTTCTAATAGATAAGATTTCCAAACATTTAAACAATCAGGACTTCTTCTTGGATCTACATCTGTTTCGGCGTTCAATAAATCAATACCTCTAAAATCTGAATATCGTCTTGCTACGATATTTCTTATTACTGATAAAGGCATATTATAATTCTCCTTCTGTTATATTTGCTGAAATACCAAAGGTTGAAGTATTTATAAGTTGTAATCTTCTCTGATATTCTTTTTCAAAAGCTGTATAATCTTCTCCAGGATCTGTTTTAAACAAGTCTGATGCTACTTTATAAGGTAGAATAGCTTGAAGGTCTTGGTCTATCTCTAGTTCAAAATCGTCGTCTGTATCTTCATTAATTAGTTGTAAGAACGGAATATACTCAATTACTACTCTGCCTTTTTCCCTTTTAATATAGATATTCTCGCCTAAAGTATAATAATCGACATATCTTTTGTTGTTGTTCTCGTCCATACCTGTTATTGTTCTGACTTGCTTTCCTTTTGGTAGCTTAAATTGCTCGTAACCTTCGCCATCTGGTACTTCATATTCTTTTAATTTCTTTCTTGTTCTAAAGTCTGCAAGTTCTTGATATGCAGGTGCGTAAAGCAAAGCACATTTTGTTCTTGCATCTTCATCTTCTGTAAAGAACTGATTATTTGGTGCATATTCATCTATTAAGCTGAAAAATATCTTTTTATTCTCTAAATAAGTCATATTTATACCTCACATTTATCTATTTGTCCTTTTAAGAAGTTCATTTCTTCTATTGCTTCATCTATTGAGCCAAATCTTATCTTTGTTCTGAAATAACCTCTTTTTTCTTCTTCAAGTAATATTAGTTCTCCATCTTGTAGTTGTACTTCTGTTTCTGAATAACCTTTAAATCCTTCTTCTTCAAATTTCTGCGTTGTGTAAAGCGTTAAATTCTCTACTCTTTGAGTTACAAAATCATTTTTGAACTCTAGCTTAGTGTCCTTGTCTACCTTAACCCCATAATAGACATCAGGTTGAGGCATAGCTACATAAATTTTCTTTGCTTCCATTTTTTCCTCCTTGCAAATTGGTAGATTCGAACTACCTTATTTCTCCTTTATTTGCATAAAAAAAGGGGGTGTTTCCCCCTTTGTAATCTTAGGCTGAAGGTACACTAGCTGTTACTGGCACTTTGATTACCTCTAACTCGTCTTGAGCAATTATCTTCATACCATAAGTATCAAGTCCTCTAATACCATCTCCGAAAGTTCCTTCTAATCTCATAGCTTCTACTTTGTTGATTTGTCCTACGAAAGCGATAGCATTTCCACTATGAGCAAAACACCATTGATAAGAACCATCGTTCATAATAGCATTTGTTCTTGTTACTTCATAATCGTCATACATACCAACTACACCACGTCTAATCATTTCAGGGTTGTTTGTTGATAGTTCAACTATATTGTTTTTGAAGATAGTATAAGTCATAGGATCTATTTCTAAGTATCCTCCATCTTCGTTGTTTCTTATTCTTAGGTTTGTTAATGCTGTGTCAACAGCTACTTTAATTAAGTTTTGTGTAGCACTTGATGCAGTTGTAACGTGTGTAGCACCTTCTTTATATGTTGTTCCACTTGTTAATTCATAGTATGTAGCAATATCTGCTAATACTGGAGATTTAACTCTTGTATATACATAGTTAGGATTTGTTCCTGTTCTTGTATAATAGTCTTTGTAAGGTATGATAGCAACATCAGAAGTAGTTGTATATGTACCTGCTTTTTCATTTGCAGTATTTACAGCTTTTCCTGCTACTAATCTTCCTATATTGATTTCACGTCTTTGATTTAATCTCTTAACAGCTTTCTCTTGGTATTTTTCAGGTAGTCCTGGCATACTTTGTGCTTTGTCAACATCATCAACTACGAAAGCAAAATATTCTTGGAAGTCAATATCTAAGTTTTGTTTTTTGTCATCCATTTGCTCGTATGTTACAGTTCCTGCATAAGCATCAACTTTTGGATCGCCTACTCCTAAAATTCTTACTGTTTTAGCGTATTCAGCATCTCCTTCATAAGCTCTATTTGTGTGTCTTACTAATCTTCCTTCAAGCTCTAATGCGTCTTGAATTTTTTTACTCCAGATTTCTCTTTGGAAATATTGTACTGACATAATTCTCCTCTACTTTCCCCATTTCAGCATTGAATTAGATACAGCTTTAAATAGTTCGGGGTTTCTGTCAAAATCTTCCCTTGTAAATTTCAAACTCTCCTCATAAGTGTAAAATTCTTTAACTTCGTTTTTATTACTCTTGTTAGTTCCTTTTGCACTTCCTGCTGTGTATGGTTTTTCTTTTACAGGTTGCATTTTCTTATAATCTTCGTAAATATCTTTTAATGAAACATCATCTCTAAACTTACTTACAAAGGTTTTAAACTCCTCATTATTTAAAGTTTCATCGTCAATTCCTGCTTCTTGGATTTCTTGTTTTCTCTTATTTTCTTGTTTTTTGTTTGTTAGGTATTTGCTTAACTCCATAAATGTTGCTTGTTCTCTTGCTGTTCTTTCCATACCTGCTAAACGATTTGCTTCTTCTTCGATAGAAACATCATCTAAAGCTAAAATTTCTTTAGCATCATATTGCCCTAAAACTTCATCATCTTTTGGATTTGAAATAATAGGTCTTTCCACACCATAGTTTTGGTATGTAACTTCTAATAAATCATCAATAGAATCAGTTTGTGTTTGCTCTTGTAATAACTTAACAAGTTCATTTTGTTTAGCATTTGCCTTTTCTATTTTTGATTTTTCTCTACCCCATCTCTTATTCCAAGCTTTTTGATTATCTTCGTTGATTTGTTTCTTTTGTTCTTCTAGTCTTTGAGTTAATTCTTCCTCAGAATAAGTTTTTGGTTGTTGTTGTTCAGTTTCTTGACCTTGTACTTCGGTATTTTCAACTAAATCAACATTTTCTTCATTTTCCATATTAAATTACCTGCTTAAAGTCCATCGACTATTAATTCCTTGATAGCTTTTTTTGACTTCATCAATTTTGGTCTATATATAAAAATTTATAAACAATAAAAAGGACTAGAATTATCTAGTCCAAAACTAAGAAAGGAGGTTTTTTGAGGTCTAATTCTCCTCGTTTTCTTCTTCAATTTCTTCAATTAATTGTTCTATTTCCATATTACATTGTCTGCATTTGTGCTTGTAAAGGTTGTCCTTGTGTGATTCCACCCACATCTCCACTTTGCATTTCGGACATATCATTATCGTATCCTCCTTGATTTATTACTTCTTGCTGTATAGCACTATCTAAAGCATTAGCTTGTTGTTGCATTATTGTTATTTGTTGTCTTGCTTCTTTACGTTTTCTTATAATCATTTCAAGTGTTGGTTTTGGCATAGAACTATCTTCAGGCAATGCTTCGGTATATTCTTCTAGTGTTATATAGTTTCTAATCAATAAATTCTCTAAACTCATTTCTTGAGCATATTTGTCATAAGGACTTTGAGGGGTTATATCTATCTTCATGTTGACATCAAGTGCTTCTAAATCTTTCTGTGTTACCTTAAATGGTGTTTCAATACTTTCTGTCTGTCCTAGTTCATCTATAACATCTTCGTTAGTATAAAGTGTTAAGCCATCTATGAAATATACTTTAATTAAATCAAAAATGACTTTTAAGCAGTCCTCTAAGAAATACTTATAATTTTCTACTTGTTCGTTCAAAGGTTGTTGTGAAGCTTGTTGTACTGCTAAAATAGCTTTACCTGATGCTTGTGTTGGATCTACTTGTCCTGTTGCTGTATCTCCTGCACCTGATAACTCTCTTGTGCCTTGAATCAAGTCTTGTTGTAAATTATAAGCATCTCCACTCATTGTCGCAGGTCTTAAATAAGATATAACCTTGTTTACGTCATCTGCTCTCATTTCTTTAAGCTGTACTGTACTTCCTACTTGATTTAAAGCTTCAGGATTTGCTACTCTGTCTTTATCTACTACAAGTTTTGGATAAGCACCAATTTTTACAGCAATAGCTCTACGAGTAGCTGTCTTATTTATTTCTCTTTGATTCTCTAGTAAACCTCTTACTTCTGATATACCTCTAGCATAACCTCTTTCTTCTTCCCAAATAAAGTGTGCTACTGGGTATAACTCACACTCCATATTTTGTTCTTCTAATATCTCACAGTATTTAGTACACTCTGAAACCCATATCCTGCCATCTTTCTTTTCATACTTACGAATAACTAAACACATTGGCGAAACTTCTGTGAATCGTTTATCTTCTCCTGGTTGTTCAAAATAGTCCATATCAGATACTATATTCTCTATATCTTCTTCACTTGCGTTGTTCTTGCCTTCTTCTTTGTTCTTTCTTGCAAGTTCTTTTACTTCTTCTACTGTTTTACGATATACTATTAAAATATAAGGTTGATTCTGCATGTCTGAATCGTTTTCATTTCCATAATAAATATTGTTCTTGTCTATTTCTTCTGAATATATCATGTCATCTTCGTTATAAAAGTGAATAATACCCTCAGAATTTATACAAGCATTTTTTACTATGTTACGAACTATCTTTCCTGATTGTGATTTCTCCCACATACGATTTACAAACTGAGTTAAACCTTTTGTTACATCTTTTAGTTGTTCTAGTTCTTCTTGGGTGTTGTATGTATTTGGATTGAATACTAATTGATATGAATTTTGATTTACTACATTGACTTTGTACTTAACAATAGGCTTTACTATATTTAAAGTAACAGGCTCTGTACTTGAAGATGGTCTGATTAAGCCTTCCCATTGTCTGCCATGATAATAATTATAGTTGTCTGTACCTTCTTCGTATAAGTTTTGCATACGGTTGTAGTTCTTACCTACTTCATAAAGATACCAATTTCTTGTAATTTCTTTTACTTCTTCTTTCATTTATTACTCCTTAATCTTTTTCTGATTATTTGGGTAGCTATCTAAGTTTTCTAAGTATTGCTCGAAAACTTCTTTTTCTCTTTCGTGTTTCTTTTCTTCTTTAGCTTGTTTTACTTCTTCTTTTACTATCTTAACTGGGTTTATTGTAGGTATTTCTTTTTCTTTACCTATTTTAAATCCAAAATAAAAACCTATTATTAAACAAATAACAGGCAAAATCGTATTAATCATTTTTCTTTTTTCTCCCTCTTTTTTTAGGCTCTGTAATTTCTTTTAACTGTTTTTCAACAATTTCTTCTAGCATTCTTTCTGCTTTCAGCTTTTCTCTTAATACTTTCTTTTTCATAGTTCCTCCTATATTACTTCTATTTTACTTCCAAAATCATCATCCCTTATACTTACATCACTTCTTATCTTAAATGGCTCAAAACTTAATTCTCGTGGCTGGGAAGTATGTCCTTCTAATAAGTTAAATGTTTGTTGTTCTCTTATATCATAAGCTATTGCCAATCCCATTACTAAGTCATCATGATAACCTTCTTGTGCTTCAGGTCTGCCTTTTTCGTTCTTAATAAATGTTAACATTTCTTTTAAAGTGTCTTTATCTGGAATTTTATCTATTTCTTCTAGTACTATCGTTTGTAATTGTGCAAGTATTCTTGGTCTTGATGTACTTGTTGTTCTAAATCCTAGTTTTTTCTCCATTTTGTGAGTATAACTATCTTCTACTTGTCTGATATATTGATTGTCATATCCTAAACCTTCTAGCTCATTTACTGGGTATGTACTAAAGTTGCACTCTAAACCTATTAAAGCATTATTGTAGAATTTACCTAAACAATAAACTTGTCTTGTGTATTCTACTTCGTCAAACTCTTGCCATAATTTTGCTACTACTTTTCCTGTAATATTATCAATAACAAAAGCTGTAAACATATCGCTTCCGTTCTCCGAGCTGTATCTCCGTCCGATAACATAAGGCACTCTTGGTTTAGGTTGCTCATATATTTGTATAAATCCATTATCTTCTGTTTGGAATTTATAATCTGTTATTCTTCTGTTATCTGAATATGTATAAATAAAAGAGCCTTTTATTATTGGCTCTTTAACTTCATTTATTCTATTGAATATATTTTCTTTATTGAAATAACATTTTCCTGTTGAAATAAAGGCTTGTTCAGGTGTTATAGGATACTCTTGATGGAATTGTTCTATATCTCCACCACAATTATTTCTTATACACCATCTACGCCACTCTAATTGGTCTAGTGTTACTCCAAAATTATCAACTAAACTTTGTTCTTCTTTGTTAAGTTTAAATCCTGTATATTTCATTGAGTATTCAGGTAGTTCGTTCCACCCTATAAATACAGGAATAAAATCATTTGTGCCATTTACAGCACCATCGTATAACTCTTTATAGTACTCATAACCATTAGCTGTACTTTCTATTATTATCATTGTATTAGGTGTGTTTGGTACAGTCTGCATTAAACCAGTAAGAATAGCTTTTTTATCTCCTTGCCAAAAGGCTAACTCTGATAAATGTAAATTGTTATATGTTGCTGACCTACCAACTCCAACACTACCTGCTGTCATACATCGTATTTTACTATTTAAGCCTTTATTGTCTTTTGTATTAAATATTAACTCTTTAGCATTACTATTTAATATCTTAGGCTTTATAGCTTCAGGTAATTCATTATAAAACAACTTACTCATATTGAATAGGTTTGTTGTTGCTTCTTCTATATGTGTTATAATACCGGTATTTATATTCTTCTTTGTTACTGTTTCTTTAAATAGTATTCCTTCTGTTAGTGTACTAAATCCCATTTGTCTAGCTTTAAGAATAATAATTCTAACAGGCTTTCCTTGTTTCTTCTGTTCTTTTATAACATTATATAGTTTTTGTTGAGGAGTATTTAATTTAAAATCTATTATCTGACTTTTCTTATCTCTAATCTTTAAATATTCCTCTATGTATTTTTTAGTGTTAATATTCATCTTCATCAACTACTTTGTTTATATAATCTTCGTATGTTGTTTCAATATTTAAGTTTTCAACTTTATCTTTTGGCTTTTCTCCTATTGTATCTCTTATAACTTCATAAGCCTTAGTATCGCCTTTTAAACATTTTTCTATCATGGCAAGGCTTATTTTTTCTTGTACATTACCTTGAGATAACAATATTAAAAGTTCTTCTGCTAGTGTTTTTCTTTCTCTTAAAAGCTTATTAGTTGCTTCTGCACCTTTCCTAGCGATTTCCTTGCGTTCTTCTAAAGTTCTATCAGCCATTGGTATAAAATTTTGTGGGTTGCCATTTGGATTTGCCATACTTTCTCACCTACTTTATATCACATTTTTATAAGTAACTCTCCTAACAACATCGCCTATTGTAGAATTATTTACTCCATATTTTTTACCTAAAGCAACTGTTCCAAACTCTTTACTTCTTGGTATATATATTTTTCTTATTTCTTTAACCTGTTCTTCCGTTAACGAAGCATTACAATTATATTGTCCTTTCTGTGCCTTTCTTAAATTGTTTTTGTATGCATGATATAATTGTTCGTGTCTGTCTGCCCACTCTAAATTATCTACTCTATTATTTTGTTTATTGCCATCTATATGATTCACTGTTTCTTTGTTATCGTTATTTGGTATAAAAGCTTCTGCAACTAACCTATGTACTCTAACGGTTTTATCTTTATTATTACATAATAGTCTTACTTTATAATATCCATCTTTTGTTAAACTTAAAGCTCTTATTTCTTCTTTTCCTGTATTTTTATAATTTAAAGTTTTAACTCTCCCTAAATTACTTATTTGATACATACCTTCAAAATCTTTAATATCTTTCCAGATTTCTTCCATAATATCACTCCCTACTTTATAGAGTTTTGTTCCTCTTTTATTTTTTCTACAAAACCTTTACCTTCTAAGTAATTAGCTCTGCCTTCATTTACTGTAAATATATGTCCTAATCTTATTAGTTTCTTTAGTTCATTATCCTCGTAAAATGTTTTACATATTACTTGTGTTGGTTTGTTCTTATAAATATTTTTACCTTTTACTAATAACTTATCCCATGTATCTTCAGGAGGAGTATATTCAAAAGGTTTTACTTTCTTTGTAAATATTTGTTTAGCTACTTCATCAGCATTACTACAATCCCAATCTAATACTATATGTTCATTATCTGTAATTGGTAACTCTTTTAGTATTGAAAGAGGTGTTGTTACTATTGGAACGCCATAACCTAGAGCTTCATTAATTGTATATCCGATATGTTTCCATGTCATTTGATAACTGTAAAGCATAATCACTATTTGCTATAAAAGGTCTTATGTCTATTCGTTTATCCATTACACAAACATTTTTTGATTTAATAAAATCTCTTAAATCTATTATTTGTCCGTCTATATTAGCTTGTAAATTACTGTATATAGTCCATGTATAATAAGTGTCATGTTCTTCGCAGTATCTGTCTAAAGCATCTATAAGAATCTGTGTTCTTTTTCCTCCCTTAACTTCATCATCTAACCTACAAGCACTAATTAATCTTAATACTTTCTTTTTAGGCTCTAGTGTTAAAGGATTATAACATCTTTCTGCTTTCCCTTCTTTTCCAAATCTATCTATCCAAGTTTGAGCTTTTTCAGTTGCAAAATCACTAACTCCAATATAATGATTTATTTTTTCATGCCAAATTGGTGGCTTATATCCTAATTCATCAAAATTAGCATGGAATACAAAAGCATAATAATTGTCAATAGATTCTATATCGTCTATCATGTCTATATTAAAATTCAAGAAAGCTCTGTGGCATTGTACCTTTTCGCCTTCTTTTCTTTTTATACATCTAACATATTGTGATAGTCTTTTAATTTGTAGGTAGTCTGCATCATCATAAAAAAT